AACGACTGGCCCGAGCAATACGAACAGCGAGGTTTTAATGAAGCCCGTCACTTGGTCACACAGCTCCCTCAAAGACTACGAGGGGTGCCCCCGCCGCTACCACGAGGTCAAGGTGCTCAAGAGCTACCCGTTCAAGGACACCGAGGCCACGCTCTACGGCAAGGCGCTGCACACGGCAGCGGAGTTCTACATCAAGGACGACACGCCGCTGCCTGCGCAGTTCGCGTTCCTCAAGGACACGCTCGATGCGCTCAAGGCCAAGCCCGGTCGCAAGCTGTGCGAGCACGAGATGGGTGTGACCAAGGACTTAAAGCCCTGCAAGTTCATGGCCAAAGATGTGTGGGTACGCGGCATCGCTGACCTGCTCATCATTGACGACGACAACCTCACGGCCAAGGTGGTGGACTACAAGTCGGGCAACAACAAGTACCCAGACCGCGAGCAGCTCAGGCTGATGGCGCTGATGGTGTTCGCCCACTTCCCACACATCAGGCGCGTCTCTGGCGCACTGCTGTTCGTGGTCAAGGACGACATCGCCAAGGCCAGCTTCATGAGCGGTGAGGCCGAGGAGTACTGGTGGGACTACAGAGAGCGCGTAGCCCGCATCGAGCAAGCGCACGCATCAGGCGTGTGGAACCCCAAGCCCACGCCGCTGTGCGGCTGGTGCCCTGTTAATTCATGTGAACACAACCGAAAGAAAGGCTGATATGCAGACGAACGGCAAACGCGATTACAAGCACGCCTACAAGCTACAAAAAGCAACGGGCGAGACCAAGGACCAAGTCGAGCGCCAACGTGCGCGGCGTGAGTACGATGCGAAAGGCATCGAGCGGGCAGGTAAGGACATCGACCACATCAAACCACTGCGCAAGGGCGGCAAGTCCACACCGGGCAACCTGCGGCTGCGCAACAAGAGCGCCAACCAAGGAGACAACAAGTGAGCGATCCTCTACCCACACAAGCAAGCGCAGTCATCTCACTACCAAGCTTCATTGTGTCGTGTGCAAAAGACCGCGTAATCATCATACGCACGGAGGGGCCGGGCAAAGGAGAAGGTGGCCTCTTCGATATTGATGCGTTTGATGCGGTCGTCAACGAGTTCTTCAATAAACATTTTTAAAATACAAGGAGGAAGCAAGTGGAAATAGTTGAAGACCGAGCGCTCGTCTTTCGAACGCGCAACCCGCAGCGATACACGCTGATCCCCAAGCACAAGATACTCGAACAAGAGGGTGACACCTACAAGATCGCGGTGTACTGGGGGCTCGAAGAGGTGCGTGTGCTGCGTAACCTTGGCGTCAAAGATGTGCCCTCACCCATCACACGGCGCTACAACTGGCCGGGGCGCTACAAGCCTATGGCGCACCAAGTCGATACTGCATCGTTCCTCACAGTCAACCGCAAAGCCTTCGTCTTTAACGACCCCGGTACTGGCAAGACGCTTGCGGCGCTGTGGGCAGCAGACTACCTGATGACCCGTGGGCTTGTGCGCCGTGTGCTGATACTGTGCCCACTGTCGATCATGCACGCAGCGTGGATGAGTGACCTCAACAACTCAATCATTCATCGCTCGGCCATCGTCGCGCACCATGCGCAATCTGCCAAGCGCATCGAGATGATTCAGTCGGACTACGAGTTCGTGATCTGCAACTACGACGGGCTCAACCTGATCGCAGATGAGATCAACGCGGACGGCAGGTTCGACCTCGTGATCGTCGATGAGGCCAACGCATACAAGACCATGACCACTAGGCGGTGGAAGACGCTCAAGGCAATCATCAAGCCTGACACGTACCTGTGGATGATGACAGGCACACCGGCCTCGCAGTCGCCTGCTGATGCGTACGGTCTGGCCAAGCTGGTCAACCCACAAGGCGTGCCGCAGTTCTTCACGGCGTGGCGCGATCAGGTGATGATGAAGATCACCATGTTCAAGTGGGGGCCTAAAGCTACGGCCAAGGATGATGTGTTCAACGCGCTGCAGCCCGCCATCAGGTTCACCAAGGAGCAGTGCCTTGACCTGCCGCCTGTCATGACGCTTGTGCGCGAGGTGCCGCTGACGCCGCAGCAGACCAAGTACTACAACATGCTCAAGGATCAGATGATGGTGCACACAGCCGGGACGACCATCACCGCTGTCAACGCCGCCGCTGGCGTGAGCAAGCTGCTGCAGATCAGTTGTGGTGCGGCCTACACCGACGAGAAGGAGGTGGTCGAGTTCGACTCAGCGCCGCGCTTGGGCGTGCTCGAAGAGATACTGGAGGAGACCGAGCGCAAGGTCATCGTCTTCGCACTGTTCCGCTCCACCATTGACGCCATCCACGCGCACCTGACCAAGAAGGGCATCAAGGCCGAGGTCATCCACGGCGGCGTGAGCGCCACCAAACGCGCCGACATCATCCACAGGTTCCAGACCCAGCCCGACCCACGGCTGCTGGTCATGCAGCCGCAAGCAACGGCACACGGGATTACCCTAACTGCTGCCGACACGGTGGTCTTCTACGGGCCGTTGATGTCTGTGGAGCAGTACATCCAGTGCATCGCACGGGCTGACCGCAAGGGCCAGAACAGCGACAAGGTGACGGTGCTGCACATCCAGGGCTCCCCCATCGAGCGCAAGATGTTCAAGGCGCTGACAGCCCGCGTCACTGACAACGACCTGCTCACGGCCATGTTCGAGGCAGAAATTAAATCTTAAAAGGAGGCACTTGCACAACCCAAAAATCCATGTACACTGTCCAACGCTTGACAAAACAACAGGAGAAAGCACATGACTGAAACTGAAGATGAGGTAGTCCCAATTGACCTCCTCGTGAAAATTCACAGCCGCATCAAAGGGCGCATCGACACGTTGACCAAGGAGTACGACACTGCGGTGGAGCAACTCAAGGCACAGCAAGACGAGGTGCGCTTTGCCATCAAGGACAAGATGAAAGCCCTCGGGCTCAAGTCTGTCAACACCTCCTACGGGACGGTCAGCCTCTCGACCAAGACGCGCTACAGCACGCAGGACTGGGACTCGTTCAAGAAGTTCATTCTTGAGCACCAGATCGTTGACCTGCTGGAAAAGCGCATCGCACAGACGAACATGGCGACCTTTCTGCAAGAGAATCCGGGGGCTGTGCCACCCGGACTGAACTCGTTCACCGAGTTCGAAATTCGTGTAACTAAATCCAAATGAGTCAACCATGAGCAACATCACACTTTTTAGCGCATCCAACGTCCCTGCCTTCGCTCGCAACAACGAGCTGTCTGAAACCGCCAAGGCCCTGACGGGCGGCGGCACGGGCTCGACCACCAAACGCATCTCCATCAAGGGCGGCGTGTTCCGTCTGGTGTCTGGTGGCAAGGAGATTGCCGCCATCGAAGACCGCCACCTCGATGTGGTGATCGTCAAGGCAGCGCCCAAGGTCAGCCGCATCTTCTACGCCAGAGCGTACGACGCAGATAACATTGCTGGACCGGATTGCTGGAGCAATGACGGTGAAACCCCCGATGCGTCAATTAAGACGCCCCAACACAGCGCCTGCCACAACTGCCCGCAGAACATTGCCGGGTCGGGCAACGGCAACAGCCGCGCCTGCCGCTTCCAGCAGCGTTTGGCGGTGGTGCTGGCCAACAACCCTGAAGGTGATGTGCTGCAGCTCACGCTGCCCGCAACGTCTATCTTCGGCAAGGAGGACGGCGACAAGCGCCCCCTGCAGGCATACGCCCGCTTCTTGGCCGCGCAGACCCCGCCCGTCAATCCCGAGCAGATCGTCACCCGCATGAAGTTCGACACCAAGGCCGAGAGCCCCAAGCTGTTCTTCACGCCCGTGCGCTGGCTGGAGGATGCCGAGTACGACACTGTCATGGCGCAGGCCGACAGCGACGAGGCCAAGCGTGCTGTGCTGCTGACCGTGGCGCAGGCCGATGGCGTCAAGGCCCCACCGATGGCGATCCCCGGCAAGCCCACGCAAGCCAGAGCCGCGCCCAAGGTCGAGCCTGAAGCCGAGGAGGAAGAAGCTCCAGCGCCCAAGCCAGCCAAGGCCCCCAAGACCAAGCCCGTGGCGTCCGAGGACGACGAGCCAGAAGTTCGCAAAGCTCCCTCCAAGGAGACTGCGGTGCCCGCCAAGAAGTCCAAGCTCGCTGACATCGTGAGTGACTGGGACGACGAGTAAGGAGTTCGGGGGGAAAGCGGATGCTGTGAACGATCGCGGAACTCGGTACGGTGAGTTCGGACAACGGCACAGACGCAGCGAGTACCCCCACCTATCACAATGCCCTATTCCCAAAAAGTTGTTGACGCTGTAATGTCAGCGCCCAAGACCCCCGGCAACCAGTTGGGGCGATGGGCCATTCACCTTGATTTTCCCGTGACCAAAATTGCGATAGCACTGGGCGTTACCCGACAGACCGTGTACAACTGGTTTTTCGGCAAAGACGTCTTCATCGCATATCAAAATCGCGTGGAGCTCTTATTAACAATCATGAAGTCCTCACGCACAGCCGATGAGGCATGGAGAAGAATATGTCACGAGTACAACTTGCCAACATGACAGACGAAGAGTTGCTGCGTCATGCGTACATGGAGAAAAATGACCCGCTTGTGCAGGAGCTGTGCACCCGTGTGGCACGACTGATCGACGAGAACGCCGAACTCAAAGCTCAACTGACAGACTAACCCCCCAGCGCCAAGGAGCCTTATGACACCGCTTGAGTTTCTAGCGGAGGTTCTGCCGTCGCCGGGTAATGGGTATTACTGCGCCGCTGAGCTTACAAACAAGAAAGAACACGTTTTTAAGGAGACACTTGAAGAGCTAATTCCAACAATTGAGCGCTGGTCCGCCAAGGGCTACGACACCTACTTCGCGCTGGGCACGTTCGGCACGAGCAAGGACCGCACCAAGGACAACATGCACGCCAGCCAAGTGCTGGCGGTTGACCTTGACTGCAACCACCCCAAGGACATACCGCAGCCCGACAAGGACACGGGCGAGCTGGTCATCAAACCCAAGTCATACCCCAGCGCCAAAGCTGCCGCGCTTGCGCTGCAAAAGTTCTGTGATGACACAGGGCTGTCGTCACTGGGCGATCCTTGGGTGGTGCACTCTGGCGGCGGTATACACGCATACTGGCCGCTGAGCGAGATGATGTTCAAGGAGGACTGGTTCCCCGTGGCCAAGCGGTTCAAGGAGCTGTGCCACAAGCACGGCCTGAAGATCGACAACGCTGTGACAGGGGACGCGTCCAGGGTGCTGCGTGTGTTTGATACCACCAATACCGGGGTCAAGAACGGCAAGCGTGTGCGGGAAGCCACCAAGGTGCGCTTCATCACTGAGGGCAACCGCTTTGCCGTGGACGACATCGACGCTATCTTGACCGCTGAAGGCTTTGGTAAGAACGTAGCACCCCCACCCCCCACCACGTTGTCGCTGCCAGGGCAGCGTCCAACCAGTGTCAGAGCGCTGTCGCCCACGGCGCAGGCCCTGATTGGCAACAGCATCACGCGTTTCAAGAAGCTCTTGCTCAAGACCCGCGAGGGCTCTGGCTGTGGACAGATAGCGCACTACCTTGAGAACGCGTCTGATGACGGCACAGAGCCGCTGTGGCGTGGGATGTTGAGCTGGACCAAGGTCTGCGTGGATGGGGACAAGGCGGCTATCTGGCTGAGTGACAAGCACCCGTACGACCACGACAGGATGTACAGGAAGCTGCACGAGATCAAGGGGCCGTACTCGTGCGAGGCCATGAACGACGCCAACCCCGGCGTGTGCAACAAGTGCCAGCACAGGGGCAAGATCACCAACCCGCTGATCTGGGGGCGCGAGATCGACGCTGTGACCGAGGCGGTCGAGATCGAGGTGCAGGTCGAGGATGCTGCACCGCAGAAGATGTACCGCCCAGAGCCACCGCGAGGCTATGCGTTCGGCAGGTACGGCGGCGTGTTCATCGAGAAGGAAGAAGAGGACGGGGATGGCAACACACAAAAGCGCCAGCACATGCTGCTGCCCTACGACCTGTTCCCTGTGGACATCCTGAACAACAACGGCATCCACGAGATACACATGCTGGCGGTGCGCAAAGATCAGGTTCAGGAAGTGCTGCTGCCGCAGAAAAGCATGGCAGCCAAAGAAGACGCGCTCAAGCAGTTGGCCAGCCAGAACATCATGGCGTCCTTCGGTTCGGGCAACGACAAGAACCTTTACGAATACGTACGCGCAAGCGTAGAAAAAATGAGCACCGAAAAATCCCCCATCCGCATCCCGTCAGCTTACGGCTGGCAAGACGACGACACCTTCGTCTTCAACAGCACCATCTTCAAGGCCGATGCCGCGCCCGTGTTCGTGCCTATGGCGGGGCTGGAGAACATCGTCTCCAACACCAAGCCCACCGGCTCGCTCGACGAGTGGCGCAAGGTCATCAACATGATGGTGCGGCGCAAACTGTGGAAGCACCTGACGGTGTTCTTGGCAGGCGCGGCTTCCCCGCTCATGCGCTTTACGGGCCTCTTTGGTGTGACGATGCACTGCGCCTCGGCTGAGTCGGGCACTGGCAAGTCGCTGGCGCTGGACGCTGCGGCATCCATCTGGGGCCATCCGGTGCACTACCGCACGGGCTCTGGCACCTCTGCTGTGGCCATGCAGCAGCGGCTGGGCCTGCTGCGCAGCCTGCCCCTTGTGACGGACGAGATCACCACCAACAACCGCAACGACTTCGAGTGGTTCCCGGCCTTTCTCTTTAGTATGTCCGAGGGTCGCGGCAAAGAGAGGATGGAGTCGGGCACCAACCGCGAGCGGTTGAACCTGTCAACATGGGCAGCATTTGCGCTGATGTCGTCGAACCGCCCCGCAGTGGACTACCTGACCAGCGTGCGCCAGCACTCATCTGAGGGTGAGCTTCGCCGCCTGATCGAGATGTCGATGGACGAGAAGCTGAGCTGGGACCCCGCCGAGATCGAGATCATCAAGTCTTTGCAGAGTAACTACGCCGTGGCCGGAGAGGTGTTATCGCGCTACTTCGTGGACAACATCGGCTACCTCAAGACGCTGGTGCCCCAGACCGTGGCGCAGATGTACAAGGAGTTTGGTGCGCCCAACGATGAGCGCTTCTGGATGGCCGGTGCCGGGACCATCATCGCCGCTGGCATCCTGTTCAACAGCCAGCACACGGGGTTGGCGGACATCCCGCTGCAAGAGATCATTGGGGTGCTGCGCAACACGTTCGAGAACCAGCGGGCCAGCATCGCAGGCGGCAAGCGTACAGCGGAGGATGTGCTCAACGCCTACATTCAGGAGTACCAGGGCAAGTTCGTGGTGGTCAAGTTTGGTGAGAAGGCGGGCGTCTTGGCCGCGTTCAGTGACGGCTCTATCGTTGGCAAGAACACCACGCGCACAGAGATCATGGGCCGCGTCGAGCACGGCGTCGGTGGTGGCGGTGTGGACTTCTTCATAGAGGAGAGGCTGCTGCGGGCGTACTGCTCGGCCATGAGCTTTAGCTACAGCACGTTCCGCGAGCAAATATCCGCACAGTTCATCGTCAGCTTCATGCAGCGCAAGGACATGCTGGCCAAGACGGACGGCCCACCCATGCGGGTCAGCGCCGTCAAGATCACCAGACGCGCAGAAGACGTAGACGATGTCATCCTACAGCCGCTTGTTCCCGTGGCGATCCGTTGAGCGGGGGCAGGGGTTCTTCGTCCCCTGCCTCGACGTAGAAGAGGTGCGGCAAGCAGGGCTCAAGGAGGCCCTGCGCTGCCGTATCTTTGACGCACAGACCCGTCCCAGTATCAGGGACGGGCG